GTAGATGTTCGAGATGAAAGTCAGCTTACGCTTTTGTAGACGAGCTTGCTTTCGTGCTGGTGACTCGTCATCAGTCGTAGAGTTCCACAGCTTTGAGTTAAGTTCACCAACTGGATCGGTTTGTCCGATAGTGGTCAGGGAGTTCTCAATATACCAAAGACCGGTAGGACCCTTGAAGCCATGTTCAAAGACTCGAACGAAAGGAACATCCTCATTAGCTGGGGCAGGAAGAAACCTGATGACTGCATAACCGTTACCAGCCTTGTCAGTCTGAGGATACCAGAATCGAGTATCAGACTTAGATTCTGTGTTATTGAGCTTAGATAGCTCCTGTGTAAGCTTATCAAGTGAAGACTTACCAGAATTCTTTTTTAGAGCAGAAAAATCCATTTATATATTCCTTGTATGATTGTATGTATAGTATATTAGTATATGTTGTGTGAGGTTGTTTCCTCACTATTATTTATATACTGATCAAGCGAACTTGTCAAGGAAGATCTTTTTGATCTTAGTTTTGTCATACTTCATGAATGGCATAGACTTTTTTATGATCATGCCGATCTCACTCCATATGACGTTGTCTCTTAATTTGTTGTCCCAGTAGGGTAGACATCCGAGGATGTCAGTACAGATCAAGAGAGTCTCCAGTGAGATCTTACCACCCAAGTAAGTATTGATTATGGGTGGCAACTGACCGTCACTTATCTTAAAGTTAGAGTCAAAGTCTTCTTTTAAATTTGATAAGTCATTACTGACTATATATGTGAGAGATTGTCTCTTACGAACCCATTCCTGGTAGTTAGACTCAGCAGTCTCTGAGTAGGCTAAATCTCTAGCCCAAGCCCATGGGTTCTTTATTAAGTTTGAGACCATGAAATCGTGTGGGTCTTTGTGCTTAGATATCTTTTCAAAAAAGAACTTATCTTTTCTCTTATCAAAAGAGTCTCTCTTTGCGGAGACTTTACCGTTGTACTTAAAATAGTCGTAACTTTCAGAGGTGAAGTGTCTTTTGAGAGCCAGGTAGTCTACGTAACACTCATATGGTGTCATATCATACCGGTAGCTGAGCTGTTCTCTTGAGGATGTTGAGGTTCTCAGCTTCGGCTTGAATCTTTGACAGGAGCACCGCGTTACTCTTTACTAGAAGAGCCGCGTAGTCTACTTCTACTTCGTTAGACTCACACCAGTGAATGACTGCGTCAATACAATCCATTTTCCTCTCACTGATGAGGAACTCAATGTCATTAGCAAAGTTATCAGTCTTCTTTTCGATCATTTCCATCACGCTCAGCCATCTCCCTAGCATTATCACTAATTTTATCTAGAAACTCGTTTATCTCGTTAGGAGACATAGAGCTGTATCTCAGCATGTTGACTCTAAAAGCAGTCCTTAACATACCGACTTCATAATCATTTTTTGTCATTAGTCACTTTCTCTGGGAACCAACAATCTTTAGATTTATCAATACAAACTTTTGCTAAGAACCCTAAGATCAAAGCTCCAAAGAAGTGAATGAAGCCAGTGAGTGGCTGGGTAATAAGAGTAGCTAGAGGTACTATACACCAAAGGCTTAGAGTGAACCAAAAAGCACCAAGCGTGATATCTCTCTTCATAAGATTAATTCCACAGGGACTCATAGTATTTGGCGAACAAGCGTCGACCATTATCCATCCTGGCACGATGGGCAGCGATCTTATCTTCAGCCCTGACATAAGTGTGGTTGGGACCTTGTTTTAAGGTAGATAGACTCTTTGGATCTTCTTCATTAATTTTAACAAACTGCAAATCTATGTTCCCAGACGTGTATTGATCAACCCACTCTTCACCGTTTTTGTGTTGTTCAAAAGCCCAGATCATTTCATCCAGAACATAGTCCCAACGAGCATCATGAAACTCATCAGTATCGTATTCATGTACTTTTGGTGGTGCATTGGTTGAGCGAATGTTTTCTGGTACGTCTTCATCATCTACAAATGGTGACCCCATCTTCGTCTCTTTAAGACGAACTAACAGAGGATAGATAATGACTGCTAAAGTATGATCGGCTGACCAAGTGTCATAGTTATCGATGTGAACTTTGATCTTACGTTCACGTTTCTCGTAGATCCACTGACAAAGCCTCAGGAGCCGTGATGGCTTATCTTTTGGACCAGATAGATAAGAACCAAAGCGATGTACGATATCTTCATCTTCACTTAGGTCATTGTAATGATCTTTCCAGAAAAAGATTGCTCGTGCAATCTGATATGGTCCAATCCATCTCGTGTATGGACCGATTTTTACTTTCACAGTCACTCTCCATTTGTTTGGTAGGCCCACCCGGATTCGAACCAGGACCGCGCACCAATCTAGTGCATACCACGTGTATAAGACGTGCGTTCTACCATTAAACTATAGGCCCATTTGGCGCACCCTAGTGGACTCGAACCACTGACCCACAGCTTAGAAGGCTGTTGCTCTATCCGGCTGAGCTAAGAGTGCTTTAGAATATATGTATATATTATACTATCAAACGCAGTCTGTCAACTACTATTTAACGTACTCGAAAAGTACTGCAACGAACCTTGAAGTTATTAGGTGAGTTGTAAATAGTAGCCTGTAAGAATGGTCCGTATAAAACATCTACCGCTTCAAAGACGTTAGCTTCTTCTTTAGTCCCCCACGGAGTATCAACCATCATCTTCTTTCCCAGTGGGGCGTCTAGTGGCTGCTTCAGGACTCGTTGCGTGTTGATCATCTCGTACCTCAATTGACTTTAAGAAGGATAGTGTTCTCGTTGATCCTGTCCTGAACGTTGTCTAACTTCTTACACACGTTCAGGGCTTTGGCAAAGTTCTTTTTGCCACCATCTAGAGCCAGACTCAAGACACTCTCGGCCTTGCGTGAGCCCACTCGATACGTAGCTGTGGTAGACTCATCGTACTTCTTGATAGTCGTCCCAGCCACGTCTAGGCCACCCCTATCGATGGCTTGGAACACGGTAAGGGTATTATACCGCGTGTTGTACGCCAGGAGGCCCTGTGACCCTAAGATCTTTTCTGGAGAGACTGACGTCAGCTTGAGCTCCTTAGACTCTTTTAGGTACTTAAAATTCTTAAGTTTTTTGTCAGCTGTGACTGGCTTAGGCTTACGCTGTGCTTTTTGCTTCTTGGTGTTACCGACGTAACGCTCGACGTCACTAATCAGTGAAGAGTAGAAAGTGGCTCTCTGCTTGACCTGGTCTCGAGTCAGGTGGTTATACCCTTCACGGAGTTGAGGATCACAGTTCTTGTCCAGGAGCTGGTTAGCTTCGTCAGAGATGGGCTTGAAGTGGTCGATGAACTTAGAAGCGATCATCGGTGGCACTTCACGCTTCGTCAGCCACTCATACGTATCGATGTTCCACCCCACTCGATCGATCTCTTCGTCAAACATTCCGATAAAGTTAGAAGCTTTCTCTCGCACGCGGTCCTGGATAGAGACGACTCTTTCTTCTCTGGGCTTATCTTCTTTATTACCAGTCAAGCGCTTGACGTCTTCGTCTTCTTTCTTATCTGAAGTCAGGATCATGTCCTTGATCCTGTCGTTCATGTGGTCGATAGAACGCTGAGTGAGCTTAGAACCACGAGTCAGCATCCTAGCGATCCAGCAAGTGTGTTCATTGAGACGATTGTCTGGTAGAGCCTTGATCTTCTGTAGCTCGTCGATCCTACCAGACGCTTTCAGAAAAGTCTCTAGGTAAGACCGCGCGTCTGATTTGTTGCACATGTAGTTGTACCAAGTCAGAGCAGAGCTATAGTCAGTGTCGTTTACCTGAATACCAGGCTTAAAAGTCGGCTCGTCACCCATGTACTTAAGGTTGATAAGATACTGTTCAGACCTAGTGACCTTAGGTTTGATCTTCTTAGTAGCTTTTAGTGACTTTGGTGTGGCAGCCGACTTAGCCATGGTATATTCCTATCAGGGATTGATCGTGAACATGGTAGTCACGTTAGAAGGAGTCTCTTGTAGGAAAGAGACCTTAGTATCTTGAGTCTCACTACTCACGAAGTCTAGGTGTCCATTGGGCACGTAACCAAGAGCCACGATAAGCTGCTCCACCTTTTCCAGGAGAGGATAATATGTCTCGTCCGGTTTCAGGTTAAAGTTGAATGAGACTTGTTCGTCACGTTCGCCACCGTAGCGGCTGAAGGATAGTGTGACGTTGATTTGTTCGTCGTTCATGATATATTCCTTTCTGTTAAGTGCGAACTTCTAGGTTAAGAAGCTCATTAGGATCATCAATCCCAAATGTCCATGCATTAGCCTGAAGAGCCGTCTTCATATCGGGCGGGACCGGCAGGGCGAACTCGCGACCCGTACCGCAAAGAACTCGAAGAAACTTCTCGCGCCCAATCTCGGGGATGTTAACCTCGAGAAGAGTACCGATCATGGGATCCTCGTCCATGTCGATGACCTTAGCGTCCAGCTCCTTGATGATGTTGACCCAGCCAAGGATCTCACAGGCGGCTCGGCGCTGCTCAACGTTCTCCCAGGTAAGAGCAGTCTTAGCAGTCAGACTAGACTTGTCCTCAATCCACTCGTGAGGAACGCGGACACCGTGCCAGCTATAGACCGCGAAGCCATCGGCGTACAGGATAGCCGGTCCAGTCTCACAGTGAAGACGGTTGTCCTCGTCCATCTTAATATGAAGAGGACGATCCTGGACGACCGCCATGGTGTCATAGCAGGAGACCCAACCACACTCGTTAGCCACCGCCATGAGGCCGTCCAGCTTACCCTCGAAGTCGATACCGCACACGTTCTGCATGTAGTCGTAGAAAGAGAGCCAGGCTGCCTCGTGATTGCCATAGACACAGCTATCAGTCACGGAGTGATCCTTGCCGAGGAGCTCTTTAGCGTGGCGAGGACCATTGGCGAAAACGATCTTATCCGGAGCAGAAAGACCGCCTCGAGCGTAGAGAAGCTCGACAGCCGCGCGAGCACGCTTGGGATCGATCCGATCGGTGTTGAGACCGATCTTGATCCACTTGTCACGATACACAGACATCTGAGCTTCCTGGTCGGGAGTCAGGCTGGTGATCTTCTTCATGATATAAGTTCCGTTCTTCCTGTGTTGAGTCTAAGAGTTAAGAAGGGTTAGTCCTGAGCCCGGCGGAAACCCTCGGCCACGTATTCACGCTGACGACGGACGCGGTAGTTGCCGGGTGGGACAAGCAGGGTCTCGTGGGTATCGAAACTACGGAGGTGATTGATCTCCGTGGGAGCCTCGACGGAGAGGAACATCTCGTAGAGGTCGACTTCCTTGACGCCGGCTGGCTTGTAGGCAGTCACACGATCTGCAAGCATCACATGATCATGTCCAGTCTCGGAATGAGCCACGACGATATGGTTCTTGTTGTTAGCCGGGATGGGCTCAACGTTCGTGGGGATAGAATCCACTCGCATGATGAGGAAGTCACCCTGGGCAGCCATCTTGGTAAAAGTCTTCATTTTCAGTCTCCTTGTTTTCAGTATGTGTATTATATCAGGCAGCTTCAGCCATGTCAACGGCAATTTCAAGGGCTCGTGTCTTGACGACCTTGTTGGTGCCGTACCAAGCGGACTGGAGTCGAGTGTCCTGCGAACGACCAGCCAGGTGGTCGGTGAAGTACGTGACTCCGTTGAAAGCCTGCCACCAGGTGCCACGAGCAAAGTCGGCGCCAGGCTGAGTGTCGAGGATAGACAGTGCCGTCTTAGCAGACTTAGAGAGCTTCTTCTTAGCGCTGGGACCACCAGACACCGGAAAGACTCGCTTGAAGTACTCGACCACCGACTCGTTGGTGTAGCGCTTAGTACCGAGGAACTTAGCCATCTCCTTATACTTAGCTAGCTTCTCCTGAGCGACGTCGAGAGCGAGCTTGACAGAGTCGCCGTTGAACTCGCGACGGTGGCTGATCTTGACGAAGCGCTCGACCTTGGTGTTGAGCGAGAGCGTCAGGGTGTTGTTGCAGACCACTCGGATCGGAGTGAACCGAACGTCGGTCGAGCAACCATACTTATGAAAGTTGGTGAAGTGAAGGTAAGACTCCACGGCGTCACCACCAAAGAGGTCGAAGCCGTCCTTGATCTTAGCCAGAGCCCAGAC